GGCTCGACGTTGTCGTTCCCAATCCTCTGTGCTGTGAACTTGGTCTGTTATTGGAAGTCTCTTGAAGAGTACCTTGGTCACTCCGTTAAGCTCGAACAGTTACCTGTTCTTGTAAACGGTGATGACATACTCTTCAGATCCGATGACAGATTCTACGACATCTGGTTACGTAACATTTCTCATGTTGGCTTCACTCTTTCACTTGGGAAGAATTATGTTCACCCCCAGATTCTCTCGATCAACAGTCAGATATTCCGCTATAAAGGTCCAGATGGCTATGTGCCCCTGGGATACTTTAATACGGGATTACTGACCGGTCAGTCGAAAGTTACTGGTCGTGAACAAGCTCGTATGGCGCCTGTCTGGGCGTTACACAATGAAGTGGTGGCGGGGGCTGTAATCCCTCGCGTGCTCATCGACGGTTCGTTCATTATCACCGAACGGCCATCGAGAAGTACACTCAGCTAGGTCCAAAGACCACATTTAACCTCTTCCTGCCCTTTCAACGGGGCGGGTTGGGGTTTGATATGGTTCCTGGACTAAAGCCGAACATCACCTCATTCCAAAGACGATTTTCTTCCTATTTGATGAGTGAGATAAACTCTCAGCTGGACGCGGGAAAGGATCCCTCTGCAACGCAACTTGGCTTGATAACCAAGAAGCCTGCAACAGGTATCCTCTCGCTCCACCACGTCCCTACCTTGCGTCTTGATCCAATAGTCGGACCTCTTGAAAGTTCTGTTGTTGATTATACCCCGAGAGTGTACACTCCCCCTGCTTTGTCCCAAGCTATGGACCCTGAGCGACCCGAACTCACTGTGAAACTTCCTAAGAAGTCCACAATGGATAAGTTCCGCAAAGGTTCTTTTGCTAGGATGGGCACGAAGGAGATATACTCTTGGCCATATCGACTCACTGAAGTTCTTCAGGATCTATCTACAGTCTTGGAATTGGATGAGGGAGTTGAACCCCTCGTCCGTTCCCCTACTGTGGAATTTGATCTCGATAAACTCCTTTTGGAGTCTGGTGCTACGCTCGCACCATAAATATTAGCGTGGGGTTCTATGCCTCATCACCCAAAACGGTGGTAATGGTTCGGTCTGATGATGTTTAAGGTTCACACCTACAAACATCGAAAACGCGGCGACTTCTTAAAGCCTAGGGGGATGTGAACCCTCCTTAGCCATAGTCTGCTGCCACATTGTCAGATCGATCTTAAAGCCTCAATAGTTCCGTGCTAAGTCGGGATGTACTCCTAATAGTCTTTAAGTAGACAAATGTACATTTCGTAAACGCCGACAGACTACACGGGTGAGTCAATGATTCCATCCATTTATACCGGATGAGATGAGCGATAGCATAGGATGTATAGTCGCAGTCCGTCATGAACTGGGATCCCATACAATCATGAACAACAACAAGAACAAGAAAGCACCCAAGATGGGGAAGAAGAAGAATGGAGGAGCACGTATTACGGCTCCCGTGGCCCAGACCCGCGTTATGCGGACTGGGGTTCCCAAGGTATCCGGCTCGGCCTATACCTCCGATGGACGCGTTCGCGTCCAACATCGGGAGTATTTGGCTGATGTCAATGGTTCGGTGAACTTTGCGGTTACGAGTTATTCAGTTAACCCGGGCCTCTCGTCCACCTTTCCATGGCTGGCACCTATCGCTAATCAGTTCGAATCGTATCTGTTGCGTAATCTCTCTATTGAGTTTGAAACTCAGAAGAGTACTGCGACTTCAGGCACGGTCTTACTGGCAATCGATTACGATGCTAGCGACGCTGTCCCTGCCAACAAGCAGCAACTCATGAGCTATCATGATGCTGTTCGTTCTTCTGTTTGGAACGAGTGCTGCTTTTCAGCAGACACCCGTGACTTGCAGAAGTTCGGCGTTCAGCGTTACATTCGTTCCGGAGCTCTCGCTGCCAATCAAGATATTAAGACCTTCGATGTTGGAAATATCCTCATAGCCACTCAAGGCTGTGCGGATGCTACCGCTATCGGAGAGCTTTATGTCATGTATGACATCGAGTTGATCACACCTCAGTCTGACGTCTCTGCGCTCGCCTTTGGTGAGTCTGCAAAGATTGTCGGAGCTGGGACTGTGAACCTTGCGAACGTTTATGGAACTGTGTCCGGTACGGTTACTGGTGGTCTACCACTCACTGCTGTGGGTGGCACGATCACCTTTAATCGTGTCGGTCAGTATATCGTGGAACAAATCTGTGGTGGCGTCGGCTTTGCAGCCGAACCCACCCAGACTGGTACTGCGACTGTTACTGCAATCAACGGTGGTGTGCACATTACCGCTGCGGCTGATGAGATGGTGAACTCCTGGATTGTTAAGATTAACAATGTGGGAGAGACCCTAATCATCAACTACACCGGTCATGCCACTTCCGTTGCCAATTCCGTAACCCGCGTGGGCACCTATGCGTATTCCTTAGCATAGCCCTCCCTCTCCTTCCCCTCATTCTCGACGAGCTGGTCGCCTGTCTTCCTTCTCCTTTCTCCAATGAAGATCATAGTTAGGTGGACCCTTAGCAGTTTTAAGTGCTGCGGGGACACAATCCTATGCAACGTCATGGATCAAGAATTGAGATAACAGGAACACTCGTGAGAGTGAGATCTCTTGGGGATCCTCCGCCTCCCTTTATGTCCCATCGACCTTTACGACGGGGGTAGTTCCACGCTGTGGTGCTACCTCAAGAGAGG